TTGGATTATATCGGTTTGAAACAATCCGTTGCAAAATCACACCAAGAACTGTTTGAATCACTCCGCTTAGTACAAACTGAAAAGAAGCGCAGGGTTGAAGGAAGACGGGTTTTCACGTTTTACCCGGAAACCGGACCCTTAAGGCGTGATCTATACAAGCCCCACATTGATTTCTTTGCTGCCGGGGCAAAAGCCCGTGAAAGATGCATAATTGCTGCAAACGGGATCGGGAAAACTGAAGGGATTGGTGGATATGAAACGGTTCTTCATTTAACAGGCTTGTATCCGAAATGGTGGAACGGCAGAAGATTCAATCATCCTATTAGATCTTGGTGTGCCGGTGATACTGGGCAGACCACCAAGGATATTATTCAGGACAAGCTTCTTGGACCCCCCGGTGAAGAAGGAACCGGCTTGATTCCTGAAGATTATTTGATCAAGGACAAGATTAGAAAGAAAGCCGGTGGGGTGCCTGATGCCATAGAATCCATTCAAGTCAAACACACATCCGGTGGTAATTCTCACTTGATGTTTAAATCATACGATCAGGGCAGACGGGCATTTCAAGGAACTGAACGTCACTGGATTTGGCTTGATGAAGAATGCCCCCCAACGGTCTATGATGAATGCTTGATGCGAACCCGGAAGGTAAATGGCACAGTAGCTTTAACCTTCACCCCGATTGAAGGACTGACCACAACCGTTTTGAACTTCATGCCCAACGGGTTGCTTCCTGCCGGTGGTTGGCTTACCAAATCAAAATTCGTGAACTCTGCTTCTTGGGAAGATGCCCCACACCTGACTGAAGATGAAAAGGAACAAATATTAGCAGGCACCCTGCCCCATTTGCGTGATGCACGATCCAAGGGCATACCTAACATTGGTTCAGGAGTCATATACCCAATCGATCACGAAACTATAACCGTTGATCCCTTCACCATTCCAATTTGGTTCCATCAGGTGTTTGGCCTTGATATGGGTTGGAATTTCACGGCAGCACTATGGGGGGCACTGGACCCGGACCACGATATTCTTTATATAACTGATGCATATAAGCGTGGTCAGGCTGAACCACCTATTCATGCAGCAGCAATCAATGCCCGTGGCGAATGGATACCGGGGGTTACTGATCCTGCAAAGGGCACAAGTCAACGGGATGGAAAAAGACTGTTAAAAGAATACGGTGAATTGTTAAGGGGGCAGATTTGGCCTGCTGACAATGCAGTGGATGCAGGGCTTCTTTCTGCCTGGAAACGGATGACAACCGGCAGGCTTAAGATCTTTCGTGGCGTGTGTGCCCCGTTGTTTGATGAACTAAGGCTATACAGAAGAAATGACAAAGGGGATATTGTAAAAGAGAATGATCATTTGTGCGACGATCTTAGGTATATTTGTATATCCGGTGTTAAACGTGCTATACCTGTACCGGATGAAGACGCATACAATGAGGAACAGGCAAGGTTGATGGGAAGAAGATATGCAGGGAAAGGAAGGAACAGATGGTCAGGATATTAAATGGCACATGGAAGGTTGTGCCGATTACCGGGAAAATTTGGTTTTTGTTGATGATTGGAAATAAAAAGATCATTTACAATGGTGTTGGGCATAATGTTTTTATGGGGAAAAAATGGGGCAAGTTTAAAATTATTAATAACATGAGTAAGGATAAGTTTTATTTAGTTTATAATTCAGATAAAATTATCGATAAAATTACAGTTGTTGATTCTGGGAAAATGTGGGGTGAATTTCGTTTAAAAGAAAGACGTGTTGGAAATTTTGTAATGATAAAATTAAAGGATTAAAATCATGCCTATTTCTAAAGACCTTCTTTATTCGGAAAAAGTCTATACAACTAACCTTACTGATCTTATTGATCCCAATGACCTTGCCAAAATCGGGCAACGTGTTTGCCTTGAATACAAGATCGATGTAAAGTCCTGTCAGGAATGGAAAGCCCGGACTGAACCGGCTGTTGATCTTGCCATGCTTCTTTATGAAGAAAAAAACAACCCCTTCCCCGGAGCATCAGCAGTTAAATATCCCATGCTGACAACCGCAGCAATTCAATTCAATGCCCGTGCCATGGCAAACATTATCAAGGGAAATAATGTGGTGAAGGTTCAGGTGCTTGGTGAAGATCAATCAGGCATCAAGTCCGGTATTGCTGACCGTGTGGGAAAGCATATGTCATGGCAATTTATGCATCAGATGAAAGAATGGACTGAAGATTTGGACAAGTCCATGATGTGCTTGCCGGTGGTGGGTGAAGACTGGATGAAGACATATCGGGATTTCCAGTTAAACCGCAACAAATCAGTGCGTGTGCCTTCTCAAAACATGGTTTACAATTACTGGTATAAAACCCCTGAAGATGCCCCAAGGATCAATGAAAAGATATGGCTATACCCAAACCAGATTGAAGAAAGGTTCAGATCCAAGGCTTTCAGAAAGTTTCAGGTTCCCGATCATGCCCATGTTTATGATGAAGACGAATCTGAACTTATGTATCGGTCAGAAAGGATCGATCCTGAAGATAAGGATGCACCCCACCTTTTCATAGAACAACACCGTTGGCTTGATCTTGATGGTGATGGATACCGGGAACCATACATTGTTCTTGTCCACAAGCAGACAATGGAAGTTGTCAGGGTTTATCCCAGATATGAACTGTCAGAGGTTTTGTTTTCAGGGAATGGTGGGAAACGGCAGCAGGTTGAAAAGATAACCCCTGAATTATACTACACCCAGACAGTCTTTTATCCTTCCCCGGATGGTGGTTCCCGTGGCTTGGGGCTTGGCTCTTTACTTGGACCCTTGAACGAAACCGCCAATGCTTTGATGCAGCAGACCCTTGATGCCGGTACTTTATATAATAACAATTCAGGGTTTATTGACAAAGCTGCCCTTCAAACCCGTGGGCTTGGTGCCCAGTCCATTATGGAATTTGAACTGGGTGAATGGAAGGTGGTATCGACCCCCGGTGACGATTTAAGAAAGGCAATTGTACCCTTGCCCGTGCGTGAACCATCTGAAGTCTTATACAAAATGTTGGGGCTGATGATTGAAGCCGGTAAGGAACTATCATCCGTATCCAATATTATGATGGGTGAATCCCCCGGACCCAACACACCCCCAACCAGTATCATGGCATTGATCGAACAGGGGCTTAAAGTATTCACAGGAATCTTCAAGCGCATTCATAGATCCAAGGAACATGAATACAAAAAGCAGTTTCGCCTAAACGCCTTACATTTAACGGAAGAAGAATATTACACCATGTTGGACACCCAACAGAAGGTAATGAAGACGGACTATAATATTGAAGCTATTGATGTAGTGCCCGTGTCAGATCCAAATGATGTGACCGATACCCAGAAGATGCTTAAGATGCAGACGTATCAAAGCCTGAAGAAACAGGGCTATAATGATGCTGAACTGAATAAGAGGGTTCTTGATGTGATGGAAATCCCAGACAAGAAGCCTCTGCTTGAAGCCCCGGCACCACAACCAGATTTCCTGACTCAAGTTGAAATGGACAAGGTTAAATTGGAACGGGATATTTTTGAATGGGACATGGTAAAGGATGAAGCGGATATTATCAAGAAACGTGCCCAATCAGTCAAGCTTTTAGCTGAAGCCCAAGCGGTTTCCAATCAGCAGGCTATTGATGCTTATCAAGTTGAAATCGATGCATGGGACAAACAGCTTGACCGGATTGCTAAAATATACCTTCAACGGGAAAAGATTGAAGGTGACATGGGTACCAAAACCATAGACATTGAAGGCAGAAAGATGATTGAAGATGCCAAACCAAAAGCAAGTAGTGCTCAAGCGTAAAAACATTAAAGATTGTTATTGAAGGACCGCTTTGCAATGAAACACCGGAAGGTCAGGAATTAATGCACATCAGGTATGAAAATTTTCATGATGCAATAATAGAAAGGAAAAAGGCACATGGATACAATAGACAGATTCAAGAAGACGATTCAAAGGATTGATGAACAGGTTGCCCAGTGTAAAGACGATCTGGGAAACGGCAAGACCGTCAACTTTGATTCACCATCTGCAACCTTGGCATCCACACAATCATTGGTTTCAAGGATTAAAACCCTTGAAGATGTGAAGGAAGATTTGATTGCAGATATCGGCAGGGAACGAATGACACCCTAAACCCTTAACCAAAGGAAGGTTTAAATGTCAAGAGGCAGAGATGTAAGAAAAAAGGCAAGGAAGCAGACCAAGGAAGAAGCAGCAGGCACAGTTGTTGCTGAAATCAAGATTACTTTAAATGGTCTGGGCCAAGTCAATGTTGAAGGTCCGATCAACCCTGAAGATTCCATGCTGTTCAGGCAGATGATGAACGGGGCTGAAAAGGCAGCAATTGAATTTGCGAAACAAAAGGCAAAGACCGGGGGCAGCAATATCATTGTTCCCACAATGCAACCACCTAAAGATCTTTTAGATGGACTGATGAAGAAAGGAAATAACATATAATGAGGAATTTAACCGATAGAGAAAGAAAGATTGGTGAAATTTGGAAGCCCATTGAATACCGGTGCCTCCTTCTTATGGATGAAGTATCCGAAACCACGGTATCAGGCAGGCTGATCAAGCCCGATATTTCACGGGAAAGGGAACAGGTATCCCAAGAGGTTGGCAGAATCATTACCGTTGGAAATCAAGCCTTCATATCGGCTGAATCTGGAATGATGATGGAACCTACTCCCAAGGTTGGGGATCGGGTGCTTATCAACCGTCATGCCGGTGCCCCGGTGCGTGGCTGTTGGGCACCAACCGGTGTTAAGATCGGGATGGAAAAAGAAGATCAGATGAAGGAACTTGATTTAAGGGTAATTGAAGACAAGAACATCAACTTGATTGTAACGGTGGAAGAAGGAAAAATTGAACTTCCAGATGAAGAAGTGGTTCATTCATGCCCGATGTGTCATGCCGTTGACAAGGGTGCTGACATGTGCGGTCAATGTGGTCATGATTTCACCGGGGAAGAATACCCTTGAATGAAATATAACCACCTATAATTTAACTTTTAAAAATTGGCTTTTGATATTGAACATTTTTGCCCAGATAGTAGGGAAAAATCAGTTGCCATTACCAAGCTTGAAGAATCAATAATGTGGGCTAATGCAGCAATTGCTCGAAACGAATAATTTATATAGAAAGGAATTTAGTTATGCCAGAATTGACAGAAACAGAACAGAGGGCAACACAGTCAGGATGGACCCCGGAAGCACAGTTTAAGGGTGATCCGTCCAAATGGATACCGGCTGAAGAATGGAACGAAAGAACAGATAACATCATGCCCATTCTAAAGGCCACCAACAAAAAGCTTGAACAGAAAAACCAGACCCTTGAACAGCAGTTGGCAACCATTCAAAAGGATGTGAACAAGATGGTCAAGGCATCTGTTGCGGTTGAACGGCAAGCCTATGAAGAAGCCCTTGAAGAAATCAAAACCGCAAAGGCAAATGCAATCAGCCACGGTGATGGGGAAACCTTCAATAAGCTTGAAGAAGAAGAAGACAAGCTGAAAAAGAAAGCCCCCGGAGCAAAGGGCACTGGTGATGGTGATGGGTCCGGTGAATTGGACAACAGCACCAAGTTCAAGGTGTGGCTTGCCAAGAATCCATGGTATGACGGGGATAAGAACCCGGAAGCAACCGGCTTTGCCATGATGCTTGGTGAAAAGCTTGCCATGGAAAAAATGTCTGTTGATGATCAGTTTGTTGAAATCGAACGGCAGGTCAAGGAAAAATTCCCCCACCTGTTTGGTAAGCGGAATCAAGGGACTGAAGATCCAACCGGTGATGAAGATCCTGATAAGGGTGGGTCTGGTGGAACCTATACCCGTGCCAGTTTGCCTGCCGATGCCAAGGAACAGCTTAAGAAATCCATGGATCGGATCAAGCTTTTGAAGTCCAAAACCATGGATGAAGATTCCTTGAACAAGTATATGAAGGTGAAGGAAAAGAACTGGATCAAGGAATATAATGAAGACATTTAAAAAAAGTCATTGATTTATCATAGAAATTAAAGTAAAGGAGTTTGAAACATGGAAACAAATGACAAAAATGTAACTTCTGAAGAAAAGGATGGGACCAATGGGCAACCATTAAAAGTTGACATGTCCAATGCTGCAATCGGTGAACGGGCAAAAGCTGATTATGAAACCAAGGTTGCTGCCGGTCTGATTGCAGAAGACGCACGAATGACCTTTGATTGTGAATTTTGTGGTGAACCTTTTGACACCCCTGCTCAGTTAAGGGGGCATGTGCGTGGGGGGCATAATGATAACCCCCTGCCAGATTCACCGGTAAGAAACAGGAACCATGATAAAAACAGGAAAGAACGGGTTGGAATTGGATCTTTGAAGCGCAAACTTTTTGTTGGCAACATTCCCAAGGGGAAACATGCCAGATGGATCAATGACAATTGGCGAAAAGACCCAACCAGAATTCAAGATGCCCTTCAATCTGGGTGGACATTCCTTAAAAGGGATGGGGTCACCGTGGGTCAGGGCAGCATTGATGAAAACACAGATATGGGTGACCTTATTTCCAAGGCAGTAGGTGTGAATGAAGACGGAACGGCAATAACCGGATACCTTATGGTTATCGATCAGGATCTTTATGATGAAGATCAAGCCGTTAAACAAAAAGTCCCAGACAAGATAGATGAAGCGGTTTTGGGTGGTGAAGAATTCAAGAAGTCTGTTGACGGGCATGGATATGTTCCAGAAAATGCCCAGTACAACCCCCAAACCCCAATGAGATAAGTAAGACCCCAGACAGTCAAAACACCTTAGTCAATAAGATTTAGATAGAAACACAAAATCAGACAGCAACACGTTATTATTTGAATTTCATTTATCTAAACTATTGACAAGGAGTTTTGATATGCCAAACATAGACCAACGTTTTGGGCTTGCACCTGTAAGGCATCTGAACGGCAATGCTTGGAACGGGCAAACACAGCAATGTTATATTCATTCGGCTTATGCCACGGCATTGTTTATCGGTGATCCGGTTGCTCTTTCTGGCACACTTGCTGAAAAAGATACTTCAGCGAAAAGACCCACAATCAACAAAGCCACTGCCGGGAATGGTAACCCCATTTATGGTGTTATCACTTCCTTTGAACCCCGGCGTGATACTACCCTTGAAACAACCTATTCCCCCGCTTCAACAACCGGCATTGCCAATGTCTGCATTGACCCTGATGTGGTTTACTGGATCAGGGATGATGGGGCAGCAGCACTGACCAAGGTTTCACCGGGGCAAAATGCAAACCTTATCTTCACCCATGGTGGATCAACGGTAACCGGATTTTCCGGGGTGGAACTGGATACCAATTCAGATCCCCCGGCAGCAGACGAGTCAAACCAGTTGACCATTCTTCAAATGGCTGATGTGGAAGACTTGACCCTTGCTGCCCGTAGCATTTGGGAAGTCCTTATCAATATTCATCAATTGCGTCCAACAGCACAGGGTGGTACCCATGATGTTGGAATGCTTGGTGTGACCGCTTCATAAAACGGGCTTTAATTCGCTTGAAAGGAGATTAGAACAATGGCAGGTGGTGGAATTATCACAACCGGCAATCATCCCAAAGCACAATGGCCCGGAGTTAAAGAGTGGTTCGGTGCCAAGTATGATGAACATGAGGAAGAATATTCTCAATTGTTCGATGTTATACCTTCATCCCAAGGTTGGGAAGAAGATGTGCTTCATTCTGGATTCGGGCTTGCTCCGGTCAAAGAGCAGGGAAAATCCGTAACTTATGCTTCTCATGCCCAAGGGTATGTGAAACGCTATGTCCCTGCGGTCGTGGCGTTAGGGTACATCGTCACCCGTGAAGAAATTGACGATAATCTGTATGAAAAGGTTTCCAATCAAAGGGCTGAAAGCCTTGCCTTTTCCATGCGACAAACCAAAGAAAACATCCATGCCAATATTTTCAATCGGGCTTTCAATTCCAGTTATCCCGGTGGTGATGGTAAAGAACTGATTGCTTCCGATCATCCATCCAAGGGTGGGGATTGGTCGAATATCCTTGATCCTGCTGCCGATATTTCAGAGCAGGCAATTGAAGATATCTGCATTCAGATCATGGGTGCCACAGATGAAGAAGGGCTGAACATTTCCATTATGCCCTATTGTCTGGCAGTGCCCCGGCAGCTTTGGTTTGAATCCAACCGCATCTTGAAATCCACCCTTCAGAATGATTCAGCATTGAATGCTTTGAACGTTTTGAAGTCCACCAATGCAATTCCGCAGGGTGTGAAGATCAATCATTATTTCACTGATGCAGATGCCTTTTTCATCAAAACAAACGCACCAAACGGTTTGAAATGCTACATGCGAAGGAATATTGAATTCACCCGTGATAACGATTTTGATACGGAAAATGCGAAGGCGAAAGCTACAGAACGTTATATTCCGGGTTGGTCCGATCCCCGTTGCCTGTATGCAAGTCCGGGTGCCTAATCCCTAAAAGATAAATTATAAGGGGTTATTATGAAAAAATCGAAAACAAGGAAAACGGTCAAATGGCCGAAACAGGCAAAGGACAAGACTTCTGAAAAAGATGCTCCGGGTGGAATTCCATATCGCCGGTCATTCGCCTACCCGGATAAAGAGAAGAAAAGTCCTTAAGCCTTGGTTCGGATATCACCTCTATGCCGGGGGTGGAAACTTCCGTCTTAAAAAATGAAGCCCCCGGCATTCCACCTTAACGCTTTTTGAAAGGATAAAAGCAAATGGCAAATGAAAAATTAACTGAAAAAACTGCCAAAGCACATGCGAAGCAACTTGCCATGAACACTTTTGAAATGCGTATGAAAGTCTGCATGAATTCCCGTCTTCCGTTGGCAACGGTGATCGACACCTTTGAAATGACCAATTCAGAGAAGGCACGGTTTTTGAATGCTGCTACCATGCGTAAAAAAGGCAAGCTGCCGAAAGTCAATCCTTGGCAGAAAGGAGCATAAACCATTATGAAATTTCTTAAACAAAAATTTCTGGTATTTATTTTTATGGTTATGCTGCTTCCTGCTTTCTATGCAGCAGTAACCAATTCTGCAACCAACTATAATGGATATGTTGATATCCCTTTAACCGCTGTTTCCCAAGTGTCAGGCAATTTGATTGAGCAACTAGCACCAACAGCAAACTGGGGGATGGATAATACTTATCCGTATTTAGCACCCGGATCTAATACCGATCCTGCCATAAAGATGCTGTTTCATCCAACCCATCCGTTTACGGCAGGGTTTGAATACATGGCACAGGTTATTTCACCGGCCAAGGTAACTGTATACGTTCCTGACGATTTCAATCCAAGAGGGTCAGGGGGTGCCCTCAGAATCTTACTTGGTCAAGATTATGATGCGGTAAGCCCCGATAAGATTCAGTTTAAATGGGAACTGGCAGTTACCCCACAGGGTTCAGCAACAGATACATCCTATACCGTCAACACCCCTGTTTATGCTGACTTTTCTTCCAACCAGTATCAGTCTGCCATTAATCTGGTTGTGTCTGGTGAAAACATTAAACCGGGGGATCGTCTTGAATTTCGCTTTTGGCGTGTCTGGGATAACACTGTTGCCGTGGCAGAGATTTATAAAATCGCTTACGTTTATCCAAGAAAATATTAATGCTGTAGCGTTTTTATCGGTCTTCCTTCTCTTAATAATCTGGCAACCTGAAGTAACGCCATTCGTGCGCTTCAACTATGAAATGGCCTTTTCATGGGTGGCACTGGTAAGCATATCCTTTTGGATGGCATCCCGGTTCAACTTATGGATTGGCCTTTTCATGTTGCTTGCCACATGGTCTGCATCCTTCCCGGTGAATTCCCAATTTTCCAACAAAGCCCAGATGCTTTTATTTCAAGGGGTTTTGATGGTTTGGATAGGAACCCGGATCTTAAACAATGATAGAATCAGGTCATGGGCACTGAACATTATCTGTATCATAACCCTTGTCCATGTCTATTATCTGGTATGTCAATGGCTGTTTGGTTTCCACCCGTCTGAAGCAGTTCCCATCAAATACAAGTTTCAACCGCTTGATGCTTCCCCTGCCGTTGGCATAGTATCCAACTACAATGAAGCAGCAGCACTGCTTGCAATCGGTTCCATGGCTTTTTTCAGACCATTTTGGAAGTGGTTTCTGATCCCTATCATCATTTTATTTGCTGCCCCCCATTCGTTTGGTGGACCGCTAACTTTTGTTATTGGCAGCATAACTGGTTATTATTTGGTTAAGCCCAAGATCCGAAACATTAAATACCACCCCCTTTGGATGATGTATCTTTTGGTGGTGGTTGGCACGGGGCTTTCTATTTATTGGATGTTGATTGACCCCCCGGATTTTGGTTGGCGTTTAAACACTTGGAAGCTTGGTATTTCTGAATTGTCAAAAGACAGGTGGTTGTTTGGTTGTGGCATAGGACACTGGAAGGTAGTTATGTTGCGTGAAGATTTTGCCAGATGGATCACCGGTCAAAATTTTTATTGGATGTCTCATGCTCATAATGAATATGTTCAAGCACTGGTTCAAATGGGTGTGTTTTCTATTGTTCTTTTTGTCGGTTTTATTCTTGAAACTTCTCTTAGGATCACCAGAAGACACCCCTTACCCGTAATGGCATTTGTGACCATGCTTTCATATGCCTTTATATATCATATATTCCATAATGGAATTATTGCCGGGGTGTGTATATTATGGCTATCCTTGTTGTTGGGTACCATAAAGCCAAGTCAATTGCTGATCCAAAAGCGGTAACAATTATTATTGTTGTTGCTTTTTTAGCCTGCCTGATTTGGAATGCAAAGGAAATCAAGGTTGATGTTGGGCAGTTCTTTTTCAATTTGGAATATGAAAAGGCAAGCAAGCCTAATGCTTCTGTTTCTGATGTTTTGAGACTTGCCCAGATTTATGATACCGGGAAGTTTCTTGGTGCCCCGGACAAGAAGAAAGCCAAGAAATGGTATAGGGAAGCAGCAAGACGGGGCAGTGTGGTTGCAAAAGAAATTCTTTGTTGGTATCACAAAGACTGCTTCTATTATAAACGGTTTATAAAAAGGAGATTTTAAGAATGGCTATTACAGCAGCAGTAAAGTGGATCATGCCGGTTGCTGCCCCAACTCAAGGGGCACATAAACGGGCACAGGTTCAATTGGTTGCTTTGGCAGGTGATGCCACTAATGAAGCTGATGTGGTCAAAGTTGACCGGTCTGCCATTTTCGGACCCAATGGGGCAGCACCAAAAAAGATTGCAATCACCCGGATTCAATACAGCGTGGCAAGCCTTGGGGTAAAGCTGTACTTTGAAGAAGCCGGGGGGGATGAAGTAATTGCTTACATGTCTGCCGGTTCCAACACTGAAGATGCAGTGGCAGACGGTGAATTTGACTGGACTAAGACGGGTGGCATGGTGCCTGCTGCTGCCCCGGCTGTTGCAACTGATGGGGATATCAAGCTATCCACTTATGGGGCAGCATTAAATTCAAGCTATTCCATAACCTTGGATCTGAAGTTTAAAGCCTTCAGAAAGGATGAAGTAATAGTATAAATTCATGGCTGTTACTGAACAATATATTCCCGGTGATTATAAGGTTCTTTGTGACCGGTGTGGATTTGAAGAACGGGTTTCCAAGACAGCCAAGACATGGGATAACCTTATTGTCTGCTATCCAAAGTGTTGGGAACCCAGAAATCCACAGGATTATCTTAGAACCAAAACAGATGTGATACGGGTTCCTGAAGCAAGACCGGACCCTAAGACCGTAACCCGTGAAACCACCTTGGCATCTGATTCAGCCAAAGGATCAAATCAAATTGAAGTAGTGGATGCCACATACATTGCACAAGGCAACAGTGTTGGCATTGTCCTTGCAACGTTTAATGAAGAATGGGATTCAACGGCAGAACAGACCCAGTGGGTACTGGTAACAGATGTGACGGGAACAACCATAACTTTTGATCCTATTCTTTGGGAAAAGGCTGAAACAGGGCAGATTGTTTATCTATCCCAAGCAACAGGTGATACCTTTCAGGCATCCGGTGATGTAACCCCGGATTCTTTACCATAAGTCAGATTAAGTTAGATCAAATAATAACAACTTATAATTAGGATTATAATTATGGCGATATCTTTTACCGCAACTCAAATAATTTTATCTTCACTAAGGGTGATCAACGTTGCTGCTTCCGGGCAATCAAGACCGTCTTCAGAAATGGCAGAAGCACTTCAGGCTTTAAATATGATGGTTAAGAACTGGATGCAGTCACCCACTATTTTTCATCCGGGAGAAAGACCTTGGGCACGATCGAGGAAATCCCACACCCTGGTTGATGACGGTAAGGATATAACCGTATGTTCGTCAGGATGCAATATAACAACCACTGATACACCCCTTGGCGTTATTGCCTGCAATCGTAAAACCACTGACAACGTTGTTATTCCAATGGAAGAAATGACGTTGAATGAATTTGAAGAACTAACTACCCGTGATACCGATGCTCCTGCCAACCGTTATTATTATGAACGTGGGCTTTCATCTGGCATATTGTATCTTGATTACAATGTTCCATCAGATGTTACAGATACTTTGGAAGTAACATTTAAAGTTCCGGTGGTGGAGTTTTCAAGTCTTACCTCAACTCCTGATTGGACTGAAGAATTCTATGAAGCGTTAAAGTTTAATTTAGCGGTCAGGCTTGCCCCTGAATATGGGGAAGTAGCAAGTCAGGATGTAAAAGAACTGGCAACCCTTACTTTGGCATCTGCCGAATTGTCAGATCAGACAACTGAAAG